CTAGGCCAGCATGCTGGTCCACATGTTTGCGAAATCAGGAAGCGTTTTCGCAGTGGTGGCGATGTTCTTGATTAGAATGCCGTTGATTTTCAGCCCCAGCATCGCGGCGAACGTCGCCATGCGATGGTCCGCATAGGTTTCCATTTCAGCCGGCCTGAGATTCGCTGCCGGCACCGGCGCGATCTCCAGCCCGTCGGGAAGCTCTCGGGCCTCTCCCCCGACTCTGGTGATCTCGTTGACCAATGCTTCCAAGCGGTTCGTCTCATGGCCACGCAGATGACCGATGCCCAGCATGCGCGTCGGAGTATCGGCGAAGACCAGGATCGCGGCCAATGATGGCGCGATCTCACCTGCCGCCGTCAGGTCGAAATCACTTAGGCCGCTGACATGGCCGTCGCCGGTCACTTCGCAGTACCGGACGCCGTCAATCACCGGAAAGCTGATTTCGGCTCCCATACGTTCCAAATATCCCGGAAGCAGGCCTCCGGGTTGCGTGGTGGATTCCGGCCAATGGGGCACGCGCACGGCTCCTCCGGCGATGAGCGCTGCGCCAAGGAACGGGGCGGCATTCGACAGGTCAGGTTCTACCGTCACGGTTTCGGGCAACTGCACGGCTCCCGGCTGCACGGTCCATACGCGGGCGTGTTCGTCTGCGTTGGCGCGCACGCCGGAACCTTGCAGATCGGCCACAGTCATGCGAATATGCGGTAAACTCGGTGTCTTCTCCCCCGTGTGATGCAGTTCCAAACCGCCTGGCACTCGAGAGCCGATGAGCAATAGTCCCGAAATAAACTGCGAGGATCCCGAAGAATCAATGCTGACTACGCTCGGCTCGGCGCACTGGCTCACCGTTTGAGGTGGAGTGATTGTAAATGGCAGGCGCCCTTCCTCGCCGTGGTATTCGATGCATGCCCCCAACTGTTCAAGACCGTCCAACACGGGCTTCATCGGACGCGCGTACGCCTGCTCGTCACCGTCGAAATCCACAGGACCATCCGCGAACATGGCAAGACCAGGCACAAAGCGCATCACTGTTCCCGCAAGACCGCAGAACACCTTCGTACCACCGTGGAACCGGCCGTCGGATGGCGGCACCACCGTAACCGTGGTGTCGACCTGCTCATCGATTTCGCAGCGCACTCCCAACGCGCGCAATGCGTCCATCATCAGCTCGGTGTCGCGCGAACGCAACAGGCCGACCAGTCGCACGGGACGATGCCCGAGAGCCGCAAGAATGAGATAGCGGTTCGACAGGGATTTGCTGCCCGGCACCACAACGGTGGCGTCGAGCGTCTTGCCGGCAAACGGCGCCGGCCAAAGATTCTCTTGAGATGCGTTCATAGGGCTTATCGTATCCAAAACCCGTGGAAAACAACGTTTCAATCTCGCCATACAGCACCCGTATCTTGCTCGAACTCGACAATCAAATGCCATCCATACCATTTCCGTTTGAAAACCCAGGCAGACAGAACTATGCGAATATCACAAAATGCCACGAGGAATTCCCACGATCGTCGTGTTTGTACCGGAAACCGGGGAAAGGATTTTTCAAACCGTCTGAAACACCTTTGTTTCCAACGGTTTTGGTCGGGCTGACAGGATTTGAACCTGCGACATTCTGCTATATTCGGGCATGGCATGACTGAGCGTAGCCGGGTGTGAGCATTGTCAAGAACGTTGAAATTCCAACGTTCTTAACAATACGATACGCAGTGGTTCGCTTTGTTGAAATTAACTGTTCGCAACTGTCATCGTGTCGATATCGTGTCGATGTGGTCGAACCGCGCAGCCTTCCATCGGAAAATGAAAAAGGCCCCTCCCCCAGCATAGAAGCTGAGAGAGGGGCGAGTGCGAGTCTCACGTCAGAAAATTAATCACTGGCCGTCCTCGTCGGCCTTGACAGACGTGAGCTGGCTCACGCCGATGAGCGCGCCGACGAACAAACCGATCGCGTTGATGGTCGTAACGAGTTCGCCGCAGTGCGGCAGTCCCCATTGCGGGCCGACCGCTCCGACGAGCCATGCGACGGCCGGCAAAGCGATCAACGCGAGCCACTTGAGTATGTCGTATACCCTGCCCGGCAGCAGGTAATCGAATTGCGGGCTATTGGATTCATCCATTTTTCACCTCTTTAAACATTGCGGCAACCGTCTCCACAACGCTTAAAGTCGTGGAGACGGGAGTTTCAGCGCAGGTACTGTCCGGGATAGATAACGTATGGGCTGCGGATGCCATTGCGTGCGGCAGCCGACTGCCAGCCGGAGCCGTAGATGCTCCACAGGCTTTCGCCGGAACGGACCACATGGCCTCCGACCCCGCTCGAAGCGGTGGACACGGACGTGCCGCCATAGGTGACGATCTGTCCCGGATAAATCCTGTTGATGTCACCGCTCGGCACACGCCAGGCGGACACCGGCTGGAGTCCGGTCCTCGCGGCGATAGCACTCATGGTGTCACCGGAACGGACCACGACGCTACGCGAACCCGTGGCGGCCGTTCCGCCGGAACCTCCGCCGAGGCGACTGTTGACGATCTGCATGACCGCCGCGTAATTGCCACCCAACGCCTGCCTGCGGGCCGGATCATTGCCGAAATCGCCGCGGATGGTGCGCGTGGCCAAAGCGTTCAGGTCGACCGCCGGAGCGGTCGTGGGCTGAGGTTTCGGCTTGACACTCGGCAGATCCGCCGCGCCCTTGTCGTCAGGGTTCGCGTACTTGCGCCATGCCGTGCGGTCGCCGCGGAACTTGTTCAGGTCGAGGCGTCCTGACCAGCCGCTGAGACTGCCGTTGGACGTGTACTGCCTCATCACCTCGCCGCGCGCTCCGATGTTCCACGGGGCGGTCTGGTAGCCGGTGACGAGGTTCGTGGCGTACTGGGCGATCCAGATGCCGCAGTTTAGTTCGGTCTCCATGCCGGCGACCTGCCAGTAGCCGGAGTCCATCGTGTAGATGATGGGGTTCACGCCGGTCAGTCGCTTGACCTCGCGGGCCCAGCGGCGTGGCCACTGCTTGTCGCCCCAGGCGGCGTTGTCCTGCGCCTCCCAGTCGAGGATCAGGACGCTCTTGTGCACGTATCCGCGCACATTGTCGACGAAGAACCGGGCTTCGGTCTCCGGGTTGCCGCCGCGCGCGTAATGGTAGACGCCGGTCTCCTTACCACTGTTGATGGCTCCGGCGAGTTGTCGGTTCGCGTCGGTGTTGACGCCGTTGGACAGGCAACCACCGTACACGCCGCCGGATCCCCATGTGGTGCCGACGATGACGAAATCTGCCGGCACGGTCGCGGTGTCGATGCCGCACTGCCAGTTCGAGATGTCGTACCCGTTCATGTCGGCCATCGCGGCCGGCGCGACCGCCATGGATATGGCGACCGTGAGCGCGGTCAGTAGCTTGCGCCATTGTCGGCGTGGATTCATGCGCTTGTGTTTCGGCTTGCCTTTGTTGAGGATGTTCAATTCCTCTCCTTTCCTTTGTCCGTACCGTCCGCCTTGTACGGACGGTGTGGAAATCTTTTGAATCTTTCAATCTGTGTTCGCGATATGCGCGTCACGTATGTCTTGGATCATCGAGGTTCCGGTTCCATTGCCGCCCAGACCGTGGTAAGCGGCATATATTCGTTCCGCGCTTTGCTTCAACGGAATGCTCGCAACACCACCTGCATCGACCATCTGACGGTGCAGAGCCTCGAGTTTGCAGAACAACAGTTCCCTGACGCCCTCATGCAGTGGATCGTGACGTTGGTCGACCTTGCTCAGAATCCAGGTGACGAACACGCCGCTGCCTCCGCTGCCGATGATGGCGATAACGATTGCGACGATGGTTTCCTGGCTCATTGGGAATCCTTCCGAAAGGAAAATCCCACACGTGGCTACCGTTGGAAGCCGCGATAACCACGTGTGGGATTTTGGAGGTTGAAATGTTGTTGGGAACGTTTGTGAATGAGGTCTGGTGGCCCTCCTGCGGGAAGCTCCGCGAGTGCACGAGGGTGGGCTACAAGTCGGCCTACCGCTGCCACATCCAGCCGAAATGGGCTGACGTCGACATGGAGTCGATCACCGCGAACGACATCGAGGAGTGGCTCGGCTCGTTCAATCAGGCCGGCGCCGCACGCAAGGCGTGGGCCGTGCTGCGGGCGATACTCCGACTCGCCTACCGCAGGGGAGTCACCGACAATGACGTGACACGTCGTGAAATCAGACTGCCGCACCTGCGACGGTATGAGCCGCGCGTGCTCGACGCCAGACAGGTAAGACGGCTGCTCAAAGGCTTCTATGGCCACGCGTTGGAAGCCTGGTTATTGGTCTCCGTCTGCGCGGGACTGCGCCGATGCGAATCGGTCGGCATCGAATGGGCGGACCTAGACTTGAAGCGAGGCACGGTCACTGTCAAAAGATCGGTGCAATGGGTCGCAGGACATGAGACGGTCACCGATCCGAAAACCGATTTAAGTCGCAGAACTGTGGCCTTGCCACGATTCGCCGTGAAGCGGCTCGCGCAGTTGAAGCACGGCAGGAGCGGACGCCTCGTCGGGGATCTGAACGCAAACCAGGTGGCCGCTCATTACCTGTCATGGTGCCGACGCATGAAGCTGCCCTGCGTGCCGCCAAGGAACCTCAGACACACTTTCGGCACTCTGGCAATCACGGCCGGAGCCGACATCTCGGTAGTGGCGCGCCAGCTTGGACACAGCGACATCAAGACCACAGCCCGCTACTATTTGAAACCCGACCTGTCGGTGTTGAAGAGTCTGCAGAGAGCATGGGAGCGACTCATCATCGGAGCCGCGTAGTTTTCCGTAACCCTGCCGTTCGGGAAAAGCAATGGCAACGGAGGAATCTATCCAATCGGGAAAATACCCAATCCGAACGCGATTAAGGCTTTGAATGGCAGAGCCATACTATCGTCTGGAACGACAGTGGCGATTCCATTCATCCACCCGTCATATCTGCAACGTTCAGTCCAAGTATCGATCGCGCCGGACGGGACCGTCAACCTCCTCGTTGGCCCCGAAGTGGCTGTCACAGGCGGAATCGTGGAAATCCACTTTTAATAGCTTTCCGTAACCCTGTACCAGGATTCCAATTGGATCATCATGCGTAACGGCAGGATGATTTTGATCAAGTTCAGTGGGAAAATCGGTTCGGGCAGTTGGGATGCTGTTGAATGTCCGGTAAAGCTCGCGTCCTGGTATCGTCCCATCGTTGACTTGTCGACTGTCTGCCTTGTATCTAACGGACAGACGGCGCGGTGTCTCACCGTCAAATCTGATGGAACTATCCGAGTGGCGAACATGGGAGCCGCTGGCAGCAATCAGGATTGCGCCGGCACGCTTTGTTTCCCAATCCCATGATTTCTAGCTTTCCGTAACCCTCACGAAGACGACGAGCGATAAGCTTGTTATTGACACTTCCATCATCCCTTTGGCTTGTGCCCAGTCAGGTGCAGATGCGCTGCTCGTGCTCAGCATCCTATGGCAGAACAGCGGCAGGTTCCGTTCTGTCTCATGGGGGTCCGTCAACTTGGCTACAGTCAAAGGGTGGAAGGCCGCACGTGAATCCTTCGGCTGGTGCTTCGATAACAATATCGACTCCAGCACACAGTCAACGGCAAGGTTTTACATGGCCAACAACATAATCTCGTGGAGAGATTCATCGGAGCATGATATTGCTGCCGGCTGCTGGCATAATGGAGGCTTAATCGTGCCGGTCATGCGAGACTAGCTGAATATTACGCCATCAGGTACCGGAATGACTTTCTGGAAGCATTGGATGATATCGCCGGTCGAGACACCGCCAATGAGAGTCACTGACCCGTCCGTGTTCCAGTTCGCCTGTTTGCCATAGGAGTGGCCTGACACATTGGCGATACATCCAAGGCCGACAGTCTTGGAAGGTTTTATACCAGACTTGTACTGCCAGACTTGGAAATTCCCGACATTCACGGTGCTTCGAAAAGAGGCTAGGTCAACGAAGATCAGCCCGTTTTTGACGGTGAATATATTACCGCCGCCATATGGCGAGCCGACGAACGATCCAGTGGATTGCCACTGAAGTTGACATGTCTGGGTTACGGAAAACTATTCAACCAGCCAACAGCCATGAGCCGTGGAATATGCCGAGCTTGGGTTCCCTAGCGCTTGCACGGTCCCATCCGGATAGACAAGCAGCGAGAACGCGCATTGCGGGAATGCGATAACAGATCGTCCGACATCGGTAGAAGGTCGGTATTCAATCGGTATTGTTTCGTTCATCGTCGAATAGTTGTTCTGTGCACTTTGATTGAATTTGACATTGCCGTTGACGGTAACGATGTTCCCGATTCTGTTAAGGACAATCCTATCTGCAGAATACTGCGGTTTCCATGGCTGGGTTACGGAAAGCTATTCAGGCGAGAATGTAGGTCATCGTCCCGGAGAACGTGCCGCTGTTCTGCCCCGCGCCACAATTGACATAACGGAAATTGCCATTCGTTTCCAGAATGAAATCACGCTGGCTGCCACCATCACGCCCCGACCACGTGCCATGCGTGACGACCGCAGGCCTCCAACCCTCCGGAATTGTACCGAACTGTCCACTGCCCCACGAGTCAGTGCTCGCGCTTTTCCAGTTGATGCTAATCTGCGCGATCTTGCCAGACTTCACGCCGGTCACGGTGCCATACTGCGATTTAATCAAAGTCTGGGTTACGGAATCCCACAGCTGGCTCATCGGAGGCAACTGCTTGACAAGCATGACAGGAGTTCCGGCGGTGATGCCACTGATCGGAATGCGGGCGATCGGAATCCACACGGTACCGGAATTGTTCAGGATACTACCCGACGGAACCGTGGGATCAGCCGCCGTGCCACTGGTGGCGGTGCCCTTCAACACAGCGAGCGCGATCGTTTCGATGTTGTTCGAACCTCGCGTGTATTTCACGCAGATCAGGTCGTTGCGGTTCCGTCCCGTGACTCCGCTTTCGATCGTGACGGTCTCCGCCGCGGTGACGCGTGCGTACCGTCCTTCGATCACAAGGTTGAGGACCGGGACGAGCGCTTTGTTTGCTGACTGCATGGTCACGGCGGGGAATTTGCCGTCGCTGCCTTGCAGCAGGTAGTTGCCGTTTCCGACCAGTCCGGCCTGCATGGCTCCTTGGTCGCTGGATGTGATGTGCGGAGCGCCGGCCTTGCCGGTGATGAGATTCATGGTCATGGTCATTCCTTCCTATCTGTTGTGTTGTTGAGGTATGCGGCGTAGGCGGCGTCCTGCGTGGCTGCCAGCGCTTTGAACGTCTGCCAGCATGCGGTACAGACGAGCGCGCCCTGTGCGACTCCGTCGACGGTGGTGTGGGTGATGTCGTGCCAGTCGCTGGAGGTGCGTGGGTCACCGTCGGCGAGGTATGCGGAGGCGTGGCATCGGTCGCAGGTGTATCTGGTGATGTTCGTGGTTCGTGCCATTGATGTTCCTTTCTCTTTCAGGCTGTGCGCTGGTAGATGTGTCCTGGAAGGATGGTGTTGCATTCCTTCCAAGTGCCGCCGTAGGTGGTTCCCGGATTTGTTGTGGCGGTGGTCCAGTAGAGGGAGCCGACCGGGTGGGCGGCGATGAACGCCTGGCTTGCGCTCATGCCCGTCTCGCCCTTGTCGCCCTTCGGGCCGACGAGGCTTGTGTTCGAGACTGGCTTGAACGTCACGTTTTTCCCGGTGGCTGTGATCTGTGCGTACATCAGGTTCTTGCCGCCGTTGGTCATGGCGAAGAAGTATTCGCCTACGACCGGGGCACGGTTGAAACTGAGTGTCTGCCAGTCAAAATCCGAGCATGCGGACGTCCAGTATCCGGATAGTATGCGTGTGATGATCAAGGCAGGCAACCCGGTCTCGCCGCGTTGGCCGGCCTCTCCTTTCGCTCCGGTGGCCCCGGTCGCGCCAGTGGCGCCGGCAGGGCCCTGCGGTCCTTGCACTCCCTGCTTGCCTTGCGGTCCGGTGTCGCCCTTGGGGCCTTTGACGTTGCCGAGCAGAATCTTCGTCATGCGTGCTCCTTATTTTCCGTCATTGATCATGTAGTACAGGTCTCCCGTCGCCGGATCGTATGAGACTGGAGCTTCTGACGCGGTGGCCGTGTCCGCGTATACGGCGTACAGGTCTCCGTTCGGATCGACCTGGAGCGTGAAGAATCCTGATGCGGGTGCCGTCACGCCGCTGGCGCCCTGCGGGCCGGACGGCCCCTGTGGACCCTGCAGTCCCTGAACGCCCTGCGCTCCTTGCTTGCCTTGCGGGCCGGTGGCCCCGGTAGCTCCAATGGGACCGGTGGGGCCAATGGGACCGGTAGGACCAGTAGGCCCGGTGGGACCTGCTGGCCCGGCCGGCCCGATATCCCCTTTGTCTCCCTTGTCACCCTTCAGACCTTCAGGGCCTTGCGGACCAGTAGACCCGGCGGCTCCAGTGGCTCCTTTGGGGCCTTGCGCACCGATGATGGATTGACGGGAAATCGTCTTTCCCGTGAATAGGCTGCCGGACTGTGAAACGCACTGCCAGACGATGCTGTATTTTCCGCCACCTGACAATGCGGTCGAATATTCGTTGGCGAGTGGTGTTCGGTTCAACCATTCGCTCACGTTCCCCGTGAAAGTGGATCCCACCGGATATTCGCCGACGAGGGATTTCTTCATCACGAGCGCCGGAAGGCCGACGTCGCCTTTAGCTCCCTGAACGCCCTGCGCTCCTTGCTTGCCTTGCGGGCCGGTGGCCCCGGTATCGCCCTTGTCGCCTTTGGGGCCTTTGATGTTGCCGATCAATAGTCGCGCCATGTGTCACCTTTCCGGGATGTCCACGTACAGGTTCCCGCTCTCGGAGTCCCAGACGAACGAGGGTGGGTTCGTGTTGTCCGGATAGTTCACGTACAGGTCGCCGTCGCCTTCCATGCTGAGCGTGAAGAAGCCGTTCGAGGGGGCGGATACGCCACTGTCGCCCTTGTCACCCTTCTCCCCTTGCGGGCCCTGGATGCCTTGGGAACCTTGGATGCCTTGTCTGCCCTGGGGGCCGGTCGCTCCCTGTGGACCCGTGGGACCCTGCGGACCTGTGGAACCCGTCGGGCCTTGCGGTCCCGCCGCGCCGATCGCGCCGGCATCACCCTTATCGCCTTTCTCGCCGCGTATCCCCTGCAGTCCCTGCGGGCCTTCGGGACCGGCGACGCCTTGCGGTCCTCGCTCCCCGGTCGCTCCTTTCTCTCCCCGAGGACCGGTGGGTCCGGTCGCTCCGGTGGCCCCCTGTGGTCCTGTGTCGCCCTTGTCGCCCTTCTCCCCTTGCGGACCCTGGTCGCCTTTCGGAAGCCCCAAATTCAAGGTTTTGTCGCTGCCGGCGCCCGTGAGCGACGCGCTTGCCTGTGCACCGGGGGCGAGCGTGTCCACCGAACCGATTTTCAGGCCGGTGATGTAGTCGCCTTTCGGCTGTTTACCCGACAATGCGTTGTTGAGCGAGTCGATGTCGTTTCTAGTCACGTCGGCGCTGAACGTCCAGGCGTCGAGTTTGAGGCCGGCTCCAGCGTAGTAGGCGTGGCCACCATCCCCGATGGAGGATTCTCCGCTGTTGCCGCCGGCGCTGGCACCTCCGGATTCGTAGGTGACGGTGAGCACGCCTCCCGAAACCTTGACGATCTTCTTGGAGATCTCGGCAGTGACGACGAGGCCCGTGTTGTTGTCACGGCCCGTGACCAGGTCGCCGACGTCCGCGTCGATGCCGTCGGGAATGTCCACGTCGATGGTGCTAGTATTCCGAAGCTCCTGGAATTTCTGCCTGCCCTTGTCCTCGAGCTCGTCGGCTTCGGCGTTGGACAACTCGTATGTGGCGGTGCGTTCGTCAAGGCCTTTGAGGGTCTGCGTGTGGCTGAACGTGCCGTTCGCGTCGGCGTACCAGTGGATGACGGTACGGTCCTTGAGTTCGCCCTTGCCCAGGCAGATGAGATGGTTGATCGGGTGCGCCGCCTGTTTGGCGGTGAAGTCGATGAGGTCCGAGTCGATGCTGTCGCCGATCGTGCGGACGGGCATGGCGCTCATGGATACCTTGTCGCCGTCATTACGCAACCGGAGTTTGAGTCCGCTTGCCCTGAGCATCTTGACCAGACCGCTGTACAGGTCCACGTACCGGTCGAACTGGCAGGTGGTCTTGTGGTCGGCGCTTTCGTCGGTGACGGTGAACAGGCCTTGCAATCCCGCACGGCTGACGAGCGTGCGCATGATGACGGGAATCGTGCCGGACAGGGTGAGGTAATCGTTGTTCCCGTCCGGTTCGATGATCTTCGAGGCGAGTACTCCATGCCAGTCGCGGCCATGCCATGTGACGGTGGACAGGCCTCCGTCCACGTCGACATCCGTGTCGTCGATGATGCCGCCGTACTCGGTGCCGTCGATCATGATGCGGCTCCCCGCCTTGAGCGCGGCGTCTTCGACCTGCAGGTCGAAGTCGTTCTCCCCGCTACCGAACGCGAGGTCGAGCGTGTATGAGGCGTGGCTCGCCACGGGTTTGCCTGTGGCGTCGGTGACGATCAGGTCCATGGCGGTTCGCTCCTTTCCTCGCAGACCGTCAAGTCGAATTGGAATCCTCCCGGCCAGCTGATCGGCTGTGTTCCGGGCGCGAGCGGTTGGAACACGTACCGGCCGGAATCCTTGCCCGACCCTCGCACGGCCTGCGCGAAGCAGTTTGTGGCGAGACCTGTGCCGCTGACCATGGTGACGGTCCTGACATCGCCGGTGCCGTCGATTTCCAGACGCGAGCCGGATGGCACGGTCACGTCGACCTCGTACCGGTTGTTTCCGATGATGACGTACGGTTGCGCGCATGGTCCGAATATCGTGAGCTTGACCGGCTGCGGGATGGACGTGTCGTTGACGATCTCGGCACCCAATGCCATGCCGGCGAAATCATGCGGATAATCATATGGATAGTCAAGGTCGGCGGTTCCGGAATCGTATCGCGGCGTGAAATGCGTCATGGTCGGACGGCGCCACACGCCATCGGCCAGCACGATGGTCAACTGCGTCTCGACCATCGTGGGCGTGATGGATTGCGGTTCGCTTTTCGTGATCCACGCTTTGGCTTCCCATTCGCCGTCGGCCACGAGCGTGCCCGGGTTCACGGATGCCATGTCGGCGTCCGCGAGGCGGCGCAGTAGGTCGAGCGTGGCTGGAGAATCGTGGATCTTCACGGTGACTGTCGCCTCGCGTGCCTTGCGGGTGATGCCCGTCATGCCACGTGAGGCGAGGCTGTAGTCCCAGACGCGGGCTCGCAGTCCCGTGAGCGTCTCGCCGTACAGCGGCCCCTCGAAGCCGATGCGCTCACCTGTGGCCGCGCACACGTATTCAAGCGATTGCACTTCTCACCTTCCTTGCGAAGTCGCGGTCCCCTATCGTCGGCGTGTACCTGGCGATGATCGATCCGAGGTCGTCGTGCAGCGATTCGACGGCCGCGATGAGTTCCCGCAGATCGCCGTCGCCGGCATTGGCGCCGGTGCCGGCCGTGACGTTCAGCCTGCCGGTCTTCGACCAGTCCGCGTCGGAGAGGCTCATCGTGGAGACGAGCGAATCCATGGAACGGCTGACCACATGCGCGGAATCGTCGATGCCCAATGCCATGCCACGTCCGACCATCACGCCGACCTCGTCGCGGAACACACGCGACGGGGAATGGATGCCCAAAGCGTTCTTGGCCTTGTCCACCAAGCCCGACAACGCGTTGGTGATGCTGGAATACAACGAGCCGACCATTCCTGTGATGCCGTTGATCAATCCCTGGATGATGTTGCGGCCAGCATCCACCAACCAGCTTCCCGCGCCGGACACCGCGCTCCGGACGGTTCCGCCGATCCCGCTCACGACGCTCCCGACACGGCCAACCATATTGCTTACGGTGCCGACGATGCCGCCCCAGACGCTCGACACGATGCTTCCGACGCCATTCCACAACGCGGTCCACACGCTCCGGATTGTCGAGCATGCGGCGGATACCACTCCGCTGACCATGCCGACTCCCGCGGAAACGACGCCTTGGATGCCGCCCCACACTGCCGACGCGATGCCCTGGATGGCCGACCATGCGGCGCTCCAGTTCCCGTTGACGACCGCGAGCGCCAGTTGGATGATGCCTTGGATGACGGTGAGTGCGGTGCTGATGATTGTGGTGATGATGGTCCATGCGCCTTGTACGACGGTGGATATGGTGTTCCAGAGTCCGTTCCAGACCGTGCTGATGATGGTGGCGGCGGTTTGGAAGATGGTTTGGATGTTCTGTATTCCGGCTTGCAGGAGTGGTGTGATGGTGGTGATGAATGTTTGGATGCCGGTGATGATCGCGGTGAGTGCGGTCATGATGATGGGGCCGATCGTGTTCCAGACGTTTTGGAGGATGGTGGTGATGAGTGTCCATCCGGTTTGCCAGATTTGTTGGATTTGGCTCATGGTCTGGGTGATGAATATGGCGATGGCTTGCAGGATTGGCTGGCATGCGGTGCTGATCTGGTTCCAGATTCCCATGAACCATGTGGCGAAGCTGTTCCAGAGTCGTTTGCCCGTTTCGGTTTGGGTGAAGAACCATGTCAGCGCGGCCACGACCGCGCCGATGGCCACGACAAGCATGCCGATCGGATTCGCATCCAAGGCAGCGCTGAATGCCAGCTGCACGGCGGTAGCAGCCTTGGTCACCGCGCTCCACGCCGATTGAGCTGCCTTGACAATATTGAACGAGCCGGCGAGTTGCTTCAGTGCTCCAGCCGCGCTTCCCGCGTCGGAGATCTTGCCAATCAAATCGAACGTGGCCGTAGCGGTCTTCTCCACACCGGAGGCAGTCGCGGAAATGGCCTTCAGTCCACCGGAAACTGTCTTCAGCCCGGCCGAGACGATATCCCAGCCTTTGACCGCGAGCAATGCAATGGTGATGGCTTTCAACGCGCCGGATACCAGTGCGCCGTTCTGCTGCGCCCACTGTCCGACCGACTGCAGCCAGCCTCCCACCGTCATGAGCACGCCGGTCAAAGTGTTCAACAGTCCAGCGAAGCTCTGCGCCGCGGAACTGGCGGTGCGCGCGCTGTCGTTGAAGCCGAAGGCCTGCGAGACCGCTGCCGCCAATCCGGAAACCAGCGAGCCCAATCCGGAGATGACGCCGGTCAGGCTTTCAAGGAACGGCTGCAACGCGCCCGTCTCGATGAACGTGTTGACGAACGTCTTCGCCCATCCCGCCGCGTTCGACAACGCCTGCGCGACCGAAGCGACCACTCCCGCGAGCGCGCCGGGGTTTGTGGAAAACTTTGGGGGGGCTTCCCCGCCATTGTTGAGTCCGCCTATGAGTGATGTGATTGCGTTCCAGAGGCCAGTGAGTTGGCTTTTGAGGCTGGCCGTCGCCGAGGCGAGCATCTGGAAGCCGGGGATGTTGGAGATCGTGTCGCCAAGGTTTTTGAGTTTCGCCTGTGTGGCGGGTATCGCGTTCTCGAGACCTTGTTGGAGTGCCGCTCCGACTTTTTGCAGGGTTGGTGTGACGGCTGCGGTGAATGTGTCGATGAGTGGGATGGCTTGGTTGAACAGGCCGCGTAAGCCGTCGAGGACTGGTGTGGCGGCTGTTTCTCCGAGTCGGCTCAACGCGGCTTTCACGTTGGCCAGGGCGCCGGTGAATGTGGTGCCTGCGGATAGTGCGGCGCCGCCTAGGCCTTCCTGCATGGCGTCGGCGAAGGTTTGGAAGTCGATTTTGCCGTCCGAGACCATGTCGGACACTTCGGCGCTGGTCTTGTTCAGATGCTTGCCGAGCATCTGGAGGACTGGGATGCCGCTCGACATGAGCTGGAGCATGTCGTCGCCCTGGAGTTTGCCTCGGGCGGCGACGGAACCGAAGATCATGCCGATGTCAGTGAGGCTTCTGCCGCTGATCTGCGCGGTGTCGGCCACGGTCTTGAGGACCTTGGTGAGCTGGTCGCCTTCCTTGATGCCGGAGGCCGACAGGCTGGCCGCCACGGTCGCGGCGTCGCCCAGTCCGAACGCGGTGCCCTTGACGGAGGCGAGCGCGTCGTTCATGATTTCGGTGACGCTGGCGCTGTCGTGGCCGAGGCCTTTGAGTTTGGCTTGCGCGTTCTCGATGTTGAGGGCGCGGGTGAAGCCGCCTTTGGCGGCCAATGCGGTGATGCCGCCGGCGAGGGTGACGATCGCGCCTGTGCCGACCTTGCCGATTTTGCCGAATGCTCCGCCGATCTTCGAGATGAGGGTGTTGGAGCTTTTCTTGGAGGCTTTGCTGACGGCGTCGCCGATGTCGCCTTCGATGCTTTTGCCGAATCCTTTGCCGGATGGTTCGACGTGGACGTATACGACGCCGATGTCCTGTGCTGCCATCGTGCTCCTTGCTGTGTGTCGGGATTCCGATGGCGGTCGGGATCAGAGGTCGTCGTTGATGTGGAAGTAGGCTTTGAGCCGTTCCCTGTCATCGCGTTGACGGCGGGTGAGGTTGTGCGTCGGGGTTGGCGGGCGGAGCGGGTCGTGCTCGTGGTCGAACCATGGGCGTTTGCGTTGTCCGGACAGCGTCCAGACCGCCTGTTCGGCTCCGTCGGGCGCGTAGACGGCGTTCTGCAACGCCATCCACGAGTGGCTCGTATGGTCTTTGAGGATTTCGCGGGTCAACGCCCAGGCGAGTCCCCAATCGACTCGTGGACGTTGGCCTTCAACCCATTCCCGGAAGCGTACGGGCCTGTAGATCTGCCCGTACGCTCGGATCCAGTCGTAGGCTAGTGCCGCGCGATTGTTGTTCCAGAGGTGGGCGAGGTAAACGCTTTTGGGTCCAGTCCGGATTCCTCGGCCCACGCCTTGATGGTCGCGGTGAGGTAGGCCATCGGACGTTTGGTCTTGCGCAGCACGTTCCAGAAGTTCGGCTGCATCGTCTGGAAGTAGGCGAGGAACGTGCTCACGCAGGCCGTGGTTTCCTCGTCGGACAATGCGGGCTTGCTTTTGACCAGGAGGATGGCCTGGACGAGTTCGATGGGCAGTTCCGCGTTGTTGAGGTTCGGCAGGTCGAGTTTGACGCCGGCGACATCGAGGTGCACGTCGGGTTTGAGCTCTTCCGCTTCGGTCAGGTCTACGTCCACGACATGGTATTCTTTGTCGCTCATGTTGGCTCCGTTCTAATGGTTGGCGGTTGAATGGGTGTCCCGTGCGGCCGACCGCCATCGGCCGCACGGGAAGAATCAATGGATCACTTGGCGTCTTCAGTGACGAGGCCCCATGCGTGGAACTGTTCGCCGTTGGTGCCCTTGAGCATCTTGAACGTCATGCTGAAGTTCATGATCTCGCTGGATTTCAGGCTCACGTCGTCACGGTCGCTCACCTTCGCGTTGGTGCCGTACAGGAGGAACGGACGGTCCTGCTGGTCGAGCGCGACCAGCACGAGGATCCACTCCTTCTTCAATCCGGCGCCCTTGATACTGATGCCGCCGTCCGAATCGACGTCCACGTCGAAGTAGGCGGACACCACATCCTTGCGGCCCTCCATGGCGGCGAGCTGCAGGGTCCAGTAGCCCGGATCCGTGTCGGACAGCACGATGTCGCCGTTGTGGGCCTTGTAGTCGGTGCTGTCGCCCGGTTCCGGATGCAGTACGGCGCCGTCCTCCGTGGAGTAGCCGATCGGCTTCTTGCTTGCCGGCGGGGTCCAGGCCACTCCGGTCGGAGCCACGAACGTGCTGTCGCCCTTGGGGAACAGGAACAGCGCGTAGTTCTTGATCAGGCGCACGTTGCCTGCGGTGTTGCCGCTGGACACGTACCCGTAGTCGGTCGCGCCCTGCGCGGCGACGGTGGTTTTTTCGTTGTTGTCAGACATTCGTCTGCACCTTTCCGTTCTTCGCGTGTGGCGGCACGTTGTCTTTGGTTGTGTTTCATTCAGTTGACGGTGACCTCGAGCAGGAGCACTCCGTACGCGCACACCAGCCTCTTGTCCTCGTCAGTCATGCGTACCGGCCCGGATTCGAGTGACGCGTCGATGAGCGGCGCGACGTTTCCGAGCCCGATGATCTCCCTCGCGATGTCGGCCCACAGGCGTGCGGCCTTGCCCCAGTCGCCCGTATGGTCCTCTCTCATGCATCGCACGCTCAACCGCAGCCGCACGTACTGCGAGATTGGGGTGCTCATGCCTTGCATGGAGTCGGCCAGAGTGGCTTCGGTGAAGGGAGGTTCGAGGTCGCTTCGTTCGATGGTGTCGAACGTCACGTCCGGGAACAGTGTCCTCAGTTTGGACAGGAGCAGGGGTTCCGTGCGCCGGGGAGTGACCGGGATGCTCATACGCGCATCCTTCCGAGCGTGTCCTCCAACGTGCCGTGCGCCTTCTCCACCGGTGCCGGGCAGATGATCGCCACGCCGCTGCGGTTCTTGCCGTCATGGTCGCGGACCATGCAACGGTCATCCTCTACGGCGGCTTCGGCCGCGTCCCTCATGCGCGAGCGCAATGTCTCGTTTTTGAGGACCTGTTGGCTGAACGCCTTGCGGTTGAATACGAATCTGCATCGTTTGGCCATGCTTATCCTTCCCGTTCGCCCACGGTGATGACGTCGCCGATGTGGCGTCCGTGGAGGTTGTCCCACACCTGCGGCTTGCCCTTGACGGGCAGCAGCCGGCCCCTGACTTTGATCAGGTCGGTGGCCTGGATGCCGGTCGGTTGGTTTCCGCGGATGTGGATCGTGTATTCGGTGGTCTGCGGGCTGGCGTTCTCCTCGGTCTGGTCGGTGGTGGAGGTTGGCGCGACCATCGCCTGGAACGTGCCGACGCGGGCGGGTTTGTCCTGGATGGGGTTGCCGTCCGTGTCGGTGGTGGACTGGCCGCGCCACACTTCGATGGTTTCCACTAGGACGTCTCCCCCGTTGCCATGTCGACGCTGAACGCGCGCTGAGCGTTGATGCCAAGGATGCGTTTCTCGTCGTCGCGCAGCCAGAGATCGCCGGTGGGCGCTCCGAAACTGTATTGTTCGCTGAAGCTGCCGGTGGTCTGGTTCATCTGCGTGATGCCGCCGGGAATGTCGTACGGGTCGGCCTGCATGATTCTGCGGACGATGTCGCAGGTGATCTTCGTCAGCAGGCGTGGCCGTTCTTCGAGGAGCCGCCGCCAGATGGGCGAGCGTTCCTTGATGTAGTCGGTCACGTCCGCGAGATGCGTGTCGGCTTTCTGACGTTCATCGTCGGTGAGCTTGTGCCACCTCCGTTCGAGATCGTCGGAGGTGGCGAACATGTCCGGTTCGTCCGTCATGGTCACTTCTTGTCCGGCAGCTTGATCACCCCGGAGGCCGCGAGGCCGGTGATAGTGTCATCGAACTGTTTCGCCAAAGTATTGAAAGCCGTGACGAGCTTGTCGAATTCATCCTTGGTCGGAGCGGCTGCGGCGGCCTTGACGATGTTGCCGTCAACGTTGCCAATCATCTGTTCGGGCGCGAACTGCTTGATACCGCCGAGGGTGTCCTTGCCGGCCTCCGGCAGTTCGTAGGCACCGGAACCGGCGGAGAAGGCGGTGCCGTCAGTGTTGACAAGCCGCACCTGCGCGTCCAACGGGCCGACAGTGTGCTTTTCCTCGCCTGCAGGGTTGATCACAAGCGTCTGGATGGGGAAACTCATCGTTCACCTCACTTGGTCTTGAGCACGGCGAACGCGTTCGGGTCGATGACGGCGAACGCGTACATCGCTTCGGTACGGTATGCGATCTGGTTGTGGGCCTTCAGGTCCACGCCGGTCTGGTCCGGGTCGCCGTAGGCGATAATCTCGCTGGTCAGGTCGCGGACCATGCCCCATTTGATGAGGCTGAAGTCTCCCATGAACGCGAGCACCTTCGTCGGGGTCGAGGCCAGTCGTCCGTTGACGGTGCCAGAGGTCGCGGCGGTGATGCCGTCCAGGCTGCCGGCCTGCAGGTTCAGCGGAATCTCCGGATAGAAGCGCATGCCGGTGGAGGGGACGCGCAGCTTGCGCAGACGGGACGCCCAAGTCTTGGACAATGCCACGCCGTTGATGTCGTAGGAGTCGTTCAGCGCATCGGCCAGGGCGTCCACGTTGCTGATTTCGTCATCGCCGGCGATCACCTGCACGGCGGACGTGCTCAACGGGTTGAATCCGGAAAGCGCGGTGCCGGTCTTCGGGTTAATCGCATGGTAGATCACGTAGTCGAGCGCACGGCCCAAAGCGGCTGCCTGATCCGCCTGGATGCTGCGGATGATCTGCAGCTGGTTGTCCTCGTCGGCCCACTGGAGTTCGCTCGTGACGCGGGTGGTAGTCTGCACCTTGAAGCGCTTCGCCACGACGGAATCCACGGTCTGCTCGTAACTGTTCTTGACCGCGCCTTCGGCCACGACCTCGGCTTCGCTCTTGCCGTTGAACACGAGGTAGTCGGCGTCGGAGAAGATCTGCGGCGTGCTGGGGCTCAGGGACGCGATGGTGCTGGTGTCCTTGGCCTTGTTCACGATTTCGGTGGCCACGCTCACGGGGAGCTTGATCTGGTCTGTTTTCATCGCCATGATGGCTTGTCCTTTCAGTCGTTATCTGCCGAGGAGCTGATGGATGTACGAGAGCTCTTCGGCGTCCTTGTTGTTGTTCTGGTGCGAAGGAGAGCCTGTCTGGTTCTTCACCCTCGGCGGCTTGGATGCTGGATGCAATGCCGCTCGCAGGAGGTCCGCATGCGCTTCGAGTTCCTCTTTGCTGCCGCCGCGGAGCAGTTCGGCCGGAACGTCCTTGTCTTTGGCGACTTCGGACACCCATTCGGCGTGCTGTTTCTCGGCCGCGGCGTCGTCGATCTGCTTGCGCAATGCGGCGTTCGATTCCTTAAGCTTGTCGATTTCGCTCTTTCCGGTGTTCTCCATCTCGTCGAGTTTCATGGCTTTTGATTTGAGCTCGTCGTAGTCCTTGTACTTGCCGCGCTCCTTCGCCAACCTTTTCTCGACGATCTGGTCGACCTGTTCCTGGGTGAACGATTTCGGCTCGCCGCCGTCGCCACTATCGCCGGAACCGCCCTCGTCCCCGCCGCCGTCGATGAGACGGATACGGGCCGGGAATCGGAATCTGTTGAACATGCTGTGCTCCTTCTTGCTGTTTCCCGTGGATTCGAGTTCGACCGCGCCACGGTGCGCTGTATGGTCCTCCCACGCGATACGGCGCATGGTCGCCGCCAACCGGACCGGCTGGTCGAGTGGTGGATGCAGGATTCGCACCTGCGTGGCTGTGAAGCACCCGATTTACAGTCGGGTCCGTTCGTCTACTCCGGCAATCCACCAAAAATGGCATAAGAAAAGCCACCCATGTGGGTGGCTTGGAATGATTTCAGACCTGTGGGATGGGCACTTTCCTGGCACCGGTCATGTAATGCCAGAATTCATCCGTTCCAGGAGTAAGGCTATGCAAAACGCCTGATGTTTTATCGACCGCGATGCTTGGCGTTCCAGGTACCGGATGTTCACTGGTCGAAGCGGCGAAATCAAGGCCGATGATCCATGCGTCGGAATTTTCCGCAGCGCCTATCGCCCTCATGCCGGGATATTCGGCAAGGACGAGGCCGATGGCATCCGTCAATATCATCTCTGGCCCTCCTTGCAGTATTTCAACACCAGTTCAGTAGGTTCCGCATCGTCTACCCTCATTATACGTGTCATGCCATGGTTGACCATTTCGAAATACCTTGACACGTTCATCGACCCGGTTTGCGGGTCCATGAAATGTATCCCGTCTTTCAGGTTCTCCGCGACGAAGACATGCCTCGTTCCATCAAGCCACTCCACTTCGACGAACGCGCGGCTGCCTTTGCCCCATTCATCCAAAAGCGCCGAAGCGCCATCAAGACCTGAATCGGAGCCACAAGACCGCCAATCGCCTTTAAAGGAGCTTCCCCACCGGTTAGTGTCCGTGTCCAAGGCCGGAAGTCCTGTCCTGGAATCCATCGGCCTCGGCATCGCGGTGACTGCGTATCCTCGCCTGCGCATTTCGTAAGCGACGACGCAACGCTGGCAGTTGTTCCTGTATTCCGGACCCTCATCGAACATCGGATTCGTCCCCACGACCGCATCCCTCAGGTTTCCGCTTCCAAGGAAGGTCCTGAACGGATGCTTCGCGTCGAACTTCGGCGGACGGCCCGGAGTCTTCTTCAATGCTTCGGGGACCACGGAATCCGTGCACACGCCGGGAGAGCTCCTGTACGCTTTGAGAATGTCTCCATCGTATTCGCGGTCGGCGAGCGCTTTCATTCGCTCGTATTCGGCTTTGTATGCGGTTTCGTCGTATCCGGCGAGCACCTGTTTGCCCCAGTTCGGCATGGGTTGACAATGGCAGTCGGCGTGGTAGATGTTGCCTTTGCCACCTGCCGCTTCCTCGCTGGTGTATGCGTAGCCGCGTGAGGCGAGCATGGCGCAGAACGCGCATGTTTTGGGACCTTTTGGTACTCTCGCCCATTTTGGTTTCGTGGGGTCGAGTCGTATGTTCCGTCGTTCGGTCAATCGGGCGCCGGTGCGGATCATGTCGGTGATGAACTGTTGCGCGTCGTCGATGTTCGAGAATGATGGCCACAGGTCGTCGATGGTCGCGCCGGATCGTGCCTGGCCTGCCATGACCTGCGAGTAGGTCAATCCGTTGTAGTCGGTGTTGGCGAAGCCGCCTTGGACCTGCCAAAGTACCCGTTCCGGTTCCAGGTCAGATCCAGGGTCGAAGTCTGGCATGGCCACGCCAGCGTATTCGGCCCATGCGGTGCGTACCGTCGCATAATAGTCGTCGGCGAGGCGGTTGGCCGCGGCCGTGTATTCACGCACCGTTTCGCGCGCGTTCAACGGGTCGCGTTCCAGTACGGTCTCGATTTCATCGGCGGCCGCGTCGGTCAGGTTCGTGAGGTTGTCCTGGTAGTCCTTCCATGCTTGGTCAAGCACCTGTTCCAATGCTTTGCGGCGTTCCGGAGGCAGATTCAGATTGTTCAGATTCATCTGACGCCTCCTGCTGCTGGCTGTTTTGCGCCGCGCGGATCTTGAGCTGGTCCACGACGTTCTGCGCGCGTGCCTTGCGCTGGTCGGCGCGTAGACGCGTGATTTCCTCACGGCTCAGGCCGAGGCGTTCGAGTCCGACGTCGGAGTCGGCGTAGCCGGTGACCTTGTCGGCGATCTTCGTGAACGCGTCGGCGCGCGCCGCATCGGAGACCTCCCTTGTCGGTGCCCATACCGGGTGCACGTCGCGTATGGAGTCCGGTATCGTGTTCGCGCCTTCGCGCAACGCCACGGCGATGCCCATGGCCCGTTTGAGTTCCCGTCCGAAGGCCACGTTCTGCTTGTCTGCGATGCGTGTCAGACGTCGTTCGGCGGACGCCATGGCCTCGGCACTGGTCGGGTTGTCCAATGTGATGCCCAGGTAGTCGACCGGCACCCGGGTCTGCGAGGCGACGAGCATGGCCATCGTCTTGAGCATGTCCGAATGGGGTGTCATGGACGCCTGCTGCACCTGCTGCAATTGGGGAAGGTTGCCGTCCTCGTCGGCACTGATCGCGTTGATCGCCTGGATGAGGCTCTTCCACGTGTTGCTACTGAACGCGTCCCTGTTCGCTCCGATGAACCAGAGTTTGGGGACGGAATAGAATTCGGCAGACGCCTCCATGCGGACCACGGTACGGAATCCAGCATCGACAAGGCTCATGAGCGAACGGCTGATGCGGCTGTGGCCGAACGGCCGGTCCATCTGCCTGTCATAGGCGAGCGAGACGACCGTCGGCTGATCGAAGTTCGTTTCGCTTTTCTCCGCACGCCATGGCATCAGGTGGCCGGAGCATTCGTAGACCTTGCCTGGAAGCCACACGTTGAACGCGCATATCCGCCCGTCCTTATCGTCCTCGGTGATGGTCAACGCGGCGGCCAGACGATGGTCGCGCCGGTCCCAGATGCCCGCGGACCAGTCGGCGGAACGCGGAATCATACTGATTCGTTCCGGATCCTCCGGGTCTGCGGCGATGGTCAGGAAACTGCATGAATGCTTGTATGCGGATACGATCAGTTCGGACGTGGCCACGTCCAATTGGTTGTCCTCGAACAGGTCGCCAACACCCATCGTGTCGTCACCGGAAATGCTGAACCCTTCCAGGTCGCTCAAATCGCTCAATGAGCGGACGGCCAGTTCCGGCCATCCAATCATCGCCTCGACCTTGTTTTTGATCTGGTCCGGGATGGAGATTCCGAAGTCCTTGAACCGTTCCTTGCAGTCGTAGTAGGCTCCGCGGATCAGGTTGCGTGGATATTTCTCTCGCCATACGCGCAACAGTTCGTGGATGATGGGCATATCCTCGTCGTCGACGCCGAGGATGGCGCCGATGTTGCCGCTCGCGGTATCGAGGTAGCTGCTGCCGGTGAATTTCGGTGCCGTGCTTACCGTAGTGCCGTCGGCCATGTAGAACACCATCAGACCATCACCTCCTGTCGTCTTCCCGGATGTCGTTTCGTCGTACACGCCCCGTACAGGGCGAGTGTGGTGGACACGAGCGGGGTTATGTCAATGTCACTGCCGAGTTTGTTCCAGGCGATCGCGCCGGACTGTCCCAATGGGCGCGTGGTCGCGCCCTTGACGGCTGCGGCCAGCTGCGGCTGGTATTCGTCCCGCGGATGCTTGAGCGTTCCGGCTTTGAGCATGTCGAGGAACCGGCCACATGCGCGGCCCATCTCCTGCATGTTCGTGACCATGACCTTCACATGTGCTTTCTTCAGTTCCGGCAGCAGGCTCATAGCGGGCGACTGGGCGTCGATGACCACGCTGGCGGTCTTCGGCCAGCGTTCGGCGAGCCAGTCCACGGCCCACATGGTTCCCGCCTGCCGCGCGTCCTTGATGTTCGCCATCTGGACGATGGCCGAACCGTCCGCGTATCGTAGCGCCGCTCCGATGGTCAGCACGCTCCTGTCCGGAGGCATGTCGATGCCGAAGCTCACCGTGCCGCCCTCGGGCACGTCGTCGACGGCCGCGGCCTGCCACAGGTCGGGGCTGATGGCGTATGCGGTGGCGGTCTCGTCCCATATGCCAAGCGCCTCACGACGGAATGAATCGTCCGACAGGTTGTTGCGCATGCGCATGATTGCCTGTTCGCTTGTACGTTTCGGATAGCTGGGATTCGCTTTAGCCCACTGTTCGCGGTCGTCCGGATCCGCGTCCTTGTCGGCGGCGAGCTCCACGTAGAGGAGGTTTCCGTCATGGTTCAGCGCGTGCATGCGTTTCTCCGTGAACGCATCGCACTGGTCTCCCGGCTTGGGTGGATTGCCCATATACACGACCAGGGGGTTAGGACTCGTGTTCAAAACCGGAATCATGTTGTCCATCGCGCGCACTGTGAGGATCTGCGCTTCGTCGAACACGGCCACGTCCACGCTGTGCAATCCTCGGCCGAAACCGTTTTCGCGGGCGCCGAACATGATGCGGCTGCCGGACGTGAACGTGATCTCCTGTTGGCCGTTTGCTCTGCGGATGCGTTCCACGTACCGGCCGAGCACTGGATTGTGCTCCATCTCGCACATGTCCGCGAATGTCTCGTCGCTGGTGCGCGTATGGTGGGCGGTCCAGATGGCCTTCAGGTTCGGCGTGAGTATCGCCTTGAGGAACAACGCGGTGCCGACGGTGAAGGTCTTGCCGATCTGCCTGCAGCTGGACAGCACGGCGCCGTCCGCGCCACACGCATACTTGCCTTCCGCGTTCTTGGCGAACAGAAGCCACAAGAAACCCTGCTGCCACAAGTCGAAACGGATGCCGGCCTTGCGCGCGGCTTTGTTGATTCGCGTGAACTCGCTGCCGACGATGCCTTCCGGCTGGCGGAGGACCTTGGCGATTTCAGACAATCGACGCTCCGACATCGTCCGTCACCTCGTCTTCCTCATCGTCCAGCAGGTCGGTCAGACCTCCGCCTTGGAGCGATTCGATGCGTTCGCATACGTCGATGAGCTGGCGGCTGATCGCGGGCAGCGCGTTCGCCGGCGTCGTGGGATCGGCCATGGCCTTGAGCAGCAGGTCACGGTTGTCTCGCAGTATGTCCAGCATGCTGCCGTCCATCATCCGTTCGAAGCTCCGCTGGTCGAGATCCTGCTCCGGCTTCTGTTTCGTTTCCACGGCTTTGACGGGCGGCTTACTGTTCCGGTCCTGTGCGGGCCTGTTCTTTTTCCGACGATAATCGGCTTTCTGGCGGCAGGATTTGGAACAGTACTTCTGAGGCCGCCCGTGGCCGGAAGGCTGGAATTCCTTGCCGCAGAGTTCGCACTTCATCGGCGTAATCCTCGCTTTCCGACCTTTCGTTGTTTCCCCTGTTTCCGACGTTTGAATCCGCGGGGAGAAATCGGCACTGCACCCGAGGCGACTCCAAGGGGGTATGACCGGGTACCCTGCCCTGGTATCGGGTCAGATGCCGAACGTTTTGAACGGCATCGAGCTTGGTTTGATGGTCTGCTTGCCGGCCAGCAGCGCTCGTGCGTGTTCGTCGGTCTTGTCGCTCTTCATCCTGTTGCAGATGCGGTGAGTGAGCCTGCAGTTAGTGAAGCTGTATGGATCGCCGCCTCGTGAGACTGGTATGAGTTCGTCTACTTCGGCGCTCATCGGATGTGGTGTCTTCAATGTCTTGTCGACTGGCTTGCCGCAGATGGCGCACACATCGTATGCGGCCAGCACTCTTGCCCTGAGCTGTCTGCGCCGCCAGCCGTTGCTGACGCGCTCGTTGCGCCGCTTGCTCATGTGGCCTCCCACGTGTATGGGGCCTGGGGCGTTATGGATTTGTCAATGACTATCTTCGCCGTTGGCTTGCTGGAATGCCGGTATAGGGCTCCCGTATATGGACACTCCCGCGTCTTGTAGGCTCCCCATCATCTGCGAATACCGGTTACTACCCCTCCCGGATTGCTTAACGCCACTACTGGGGATTGTTTCATACCCCGGAATCCTTAAACATTCGGATTCGCACGCCTGTTCTTGCGCGCCTCCTGCCGCCGTCTTATAGCGGCAGGCATCTGATAGACATAATTCAAAAACGTTGCAAGAAATCCGAGCATATCATCAGCATCCTCCTCACTGACAGGTTCAGTGAAATCGCCGTGAGCCATGTCATTGCCGAGATAACGTATCTCATGCGCCTCATCTTTAATCTGCTCGCTGATCACGCCATTGGCTGCCAGCTCATCAATTTTCGAAGCGAGATTGCCTTTCGTCACTTTCTTGTCTTTGGCCGTCGCTTCAAGTACGCTGCGGGCCATAAGGATCGCAGCTCGATAGGAACGAATACTAAAGCAGGCATATGCCTCGCTAGCAGCATCTGCGATATGTTGCGGCACGTCTTCGAACTCCTTTCCTAAAGGCTCATCTGGAAGCCAAACGAACGGTTGACTCCCGTCGTTCTTAGAAAATACCGAATTCGCATCGAAACGATCAAAGCCATCGTCTACATACGCAGCCATTAATGCGATATTCGGATATCCGCAATAATCACATTTGAAGAAAGCGGCCCAAATCGAATCCTTATCGGTTTGATATGAGTCGCCCATTCTGGTCATGTGCGCAACTTGATGACAGTGCCAGCAGATTCTTGAAGCCATGCCATTGATTCTACGCTTAGGTGCCTTCGGCGAGATTCGAACCCGCGCATACACGTGGCCGCAAGGAAGAGAGTTTAAGAACTCGTGGCCAGTGCGATCTACCGCTGATTTCTACGAAGGCATGGACAGGCGGTTTGAGCATCACCGCATCACGTAAACGCGGGATTGGCTTGCCTGCCACTGTTGGTGTATGCCCACTCTGACGTGGGTGGGCGGAGCGTGTCCGATATGCCGTTCGGACAGGACGGTTACGTAACCCAAGTGATTAGGGATCCAAGGTGGATATGAAAAGGGTTCAAACCAAGTCACCTCGGTTTGAACCCTCTAATCCACTGACAATTGTGCGTTGCACTTTCGATTTTGTCAAATCGAGTCGCGTCGCACGACCTGTCCATGCACGTCGGAAAGCCTGTACAACGGCTGCCCCTTCGCGTTTTTACCGACCGGTTGGAACCTGCCGCGCTTGCGCCATGAGCGAATCGTGTTCGCGTTGCACTGGAATCCGCATTCGCGCAGGAGTTCGGCGCATTCCCCTGCCGTGAACGCTTTGCCGGATGCGATGCACTCCTTCAGGAAACCGAGCCGCACGTCCACCACGCGGTAAGTGCCGCCGCATACGGGGCATGTGACCTCGACCGCGTCGATGGGCGCCGACAGTTCGACACCGCACAATGGGTTCGGGCATCTGCCGATGCCCTGCCTGGAAGGCGGCACATCGATGATGGACAAGGTCTTGCGCGCCAAGGATTCCCAGTCGTGCCAGATGATGTCGATGTCCGGAAGCCGGTTCAACCGTGGACATGCGGCGCAGACGCTCAAACATTCCAGCAGGGACGGGTGGATCCGGCCGTTCGCCCATGGCATCGCCGATGGCGCGTACAGTCTGCGCCACAATGCGACCGCCATGTCCCCGACCTCCTGCATGTGGTCGAGCACCGGCAATCGGATTGGCGTCGGTGCGGCTGGAAGGTTGACGCGTCCAGGCTGGCGGCCTCCGTAGTGCGCGGTCGAGTCCAGGAACTCATGCAGCGAATCCAACCATGATGGATATTCCCGCAGCCAGCCGCGCATCAGCCCATCGCATCTCGCGCACATGGTGTCGCCGACAGCGCATTCTCCGCCGCAGACGAGGCACACGCCGGCGAGCGCTGGCTTGTGTTGGTTGGTTTGTGTTGGTTGTGTCTGGTTTGGTGTTGGTTGGGATTCGTTGGTTGGTTCGTTCATTTGTTCGATTCCCTCCGGCGTGGTAGTCTTCTGGTGGTGTCAGGAGCCCGGCCGGAAGGTCGGGTTTCTTGTTATTCGCGGGTGTGTTGGATGATTGCTTTGATTTCCTCTTTGGGGACTTGTGGCATCAGTGGCGCGATCTCATCGAGGCTGTATCCGGCCTGATGCCATTTGATGATCATGTCCATGAGGGTTTTCTTGACTTTCATTTCGTTTCCCTTCGTATTTGCTGGATGATCGTCTCGTATGGTTTGCGGTGGAAGATGCGTATCCACCATTCGGGGCGGCGGCCCCATATGGTTTTGACTTCGGTGAGGGGAAACCATGATACGTACCATTTTTGGCAATTTCCGCAGTACAGCACCTCGCCTTCCTCCTTCGGTCTGGGATGCTCATGGTCGAACGCTGGCGGCCTTGGCACCAAATAACTTCGATTGCTCATTTTGTGTCCTTGAGTGTGATGCGTTTCATTCCTTCGCCGCCTTCATTTCTTGGACTTCACCGTCGAAAAAATCGATGATGAGATTGCAGATGGCGACCGCCGACGTTTTGAGCTGGGTTTTTTCCTCTTCGTTTTCGGCTTTGATGGCGAAAACGCCATCCTTGCTGTTGAAATTGATTCTCATTTCGTGTCCTTCGTGGTTGGGCGGACGGTGAATGCGACGAGTCCGGTCTCGGCATGAAACACCTTGGCCGGCTCGCCAGTCCTCAAGGACATGGCCTGCGCGTAGTCGCCGGCATCGTCGATGTTCTCGAACGTTCTGACGCCTTCCGTGGTGACGACGTTGTAGCTCATCTTGCCGGCTCCTTGTCCGCGCCGCTCACATGGCTCCAGTCGCAGGACAGGCCGGCCTGCTTGCCGTTCGTCGAGTAGACGATGCAGTCCACTTGCCTCGTGTCGGTCAAGGTGATGACGCATTCCGTGAATACGTCGGCCCCGGCGGAGCACTGCGAGTCGACGGACCTGACCGCATGCGCTGGCGTCGAAGGCTCCGACGCGCTCCCGCATCCGGCGAGCGCGAGGAGGAATACCGGTGTGAGCAGGAACATGGTGATGGCGGTAAGGCCGATGCCGGCGAGCGCGAGTGGTTTGCGTTTTCTCATTTCGAGTGTTTCCTTTCTTGTCTGGTGGCTTCCGTGTTCCATGCGCGGATGGCTTCCTTGAGGTCGTCGTGGCGGGTGAGGATGAGGATGCCGTGGTGGTGTTGGCAGGCGCATGCCCATATCTGTCGTATGGCGAATGTTTTCCGGTTGACGGCCCAGGCGATCCGGTCGAAGCTGATGTTCCGGCTGCCGCAGGTCGGGCATGGCACTGGTTTGTGCCATTTGCGCGGTCGTGTCTCCTTGGATACGGTCTTCGTGGTTTTCTTCTTCATTGTCACCATGCCTTTTTCAGGAGTGTGCGGTACCGGATGTAGTCGTTGATGTCGCGTCGGATGCAGTCGCGTACCCTGTGCGATCCACGATGCCCCTCGTACGGATCCTCGGGACAGTCGATGAACCTCAAATACCGGCGGAGCGTGGTCAGGTCGAACTTGCGGTAGGACAGCCATCTGTCCGGGTTCATATCGAGACGTTTCAGGAAGTCGATGTCGAAATCCACGTTCGTACCGGCCGGAACCAGCGTGAAGCGTTGCGACAGGGAGTCGAGATACTCCTCCACGGCGTTCGCGACCGCTTCCACGCAGTCGTTCCTGTCGGAGCCGTTCAGCAGTTCGAACAGGAGACTATTGTCCGTGTGCATGGAGAACGCTATCGGGCTCATGTCCAACAGGTTGAGATAGTCCGGTCTGATGATGTGGTGCAGAGATCCATACGAATGTTCGCCCAGCACGTCGGTGCATTCCATGCCGACCTCCAACGGCAGGCTGTCATTCCTGTCCGTGCCGGTCGTTTCGAAGTCGAGCCAGAGCAGCGCCTCCGGCTTCCCATTCCGGTCTTTGTCCTGTTTCCTCATGATTTTTCCTTCCAATCGCTTTGCCATTCGATGATTTCGATTTGCGTGAGCCGTTGTGCCGTGCCGTCATCCAGCAGCCACCACCAGTCGCCGTTCCAGTCGCGGACCGGAGCGTTGAGCGGATCCATCCATGAGGGAAGGATGTAGCCGAGCCGTTCCGCCTCGGCCGGATGCGCGTGCGCCCAACCATGACAGCCGGTCGTGCCGGAACCGCACAGTTCGACGATGTTGCACGGCAGGTCACGCACGGTCGGGTTGGCTCGTCGGCGCAACTGCCTGTGGTGGCCGCTCCTACCCGGCCAGACACTCGGGTCGTGCAGGTTGCGTCCGCAACGCATGCAATGCCAGCCCTGACGTTGCAAGGCGACGCGTTTCGATTCCTGGAATTGCCGGTCGCTCATCGTCGCTCCCTTCCGATTTGTTCGAGCAGGTTGATGCAGGTCGAACAGTCGCGTTTGATATCGCGGATACGGTCAAGGTCCATATCGGCGAGCGCCGGGCCTTTGAGCGCGTCGAGTTCCAATCGGTCGGCGGCTTGGATGGCCGAAGTGAGGATGCCGGCCATGTGTGCGATGGTCATGGCGTTCATGCCGCCGCCTCCTGTTCGAACAGTTGTTCGGCCAATACGTCGCCGGGCACGTTCTCGAGCTGACGGCGCAGCATGTCCGGGTCCACGCCCTGGTTGAGCAGGTCGGCGACCTTGCATGCGAGCTCCATGTACGTGTCCGTTCCCTCGCAGGCTATCGGGCCGAGTACATGTTTGACCTCTTCACTGCCCCACGTATACCGTCGGCGAGCGTTGGAATCCTTTGGCGTGGCGAATCCGCGTTCCTTGCCTTTGACGAGCCAGTTGCGGTATTTCGCGTTCCAGTCGGCCGAGCGGGCTCCCGAGTCGAGGGCCCTGTCGCGGAATTTGTCGGCCTCGATGTCGCAGTCGATGCCGAGCCGGTCGGCGAGCGCCCGGTGTTCCTCAGAGGGTTTCCAGTCGGCTGGTATTGGGATTTGTTTTCTCGCGCGCGCGTTACTCTCTCTAGGTTCTATATACGGTTCTTCCTTAGATATGGTTCTTGTGCAATCATGTTGCACACCTGTTTGCACACCTGTCCGTGTTTTTTGCACCCCTGCTTGCACTGCTGGTGTGCAGTCTGTTTGCACTGCTGTTTCGGCGTTTTTGAGAGGTGCAGTTTTTGCACCTCTGCTCATGTTGAGGTTCCAGACGGTCGGCTTGTATCCGCCGAGGCCAGACACGATGCGCTGGTCTCCCCTGCTGATCAGTCCAGAGGATTCGAGACTCTTCAACGCATAGGAGACCGTACGCACGCTGTATCCGGTCAACCGACTGATCGTGCTCCTACTCGGATACGCTCCCATGCCTTGAGGATCGGCATGGTCGGCCAGCACAAGGAGCGTGCGGAAATCCGCGTGCTTGATGTCCGGCGCTACACCGTAGATAACCCATGTCAACGCTTGAATGCTCATGATTCGTCCTTAGAAATCCGGTTCGGATTCCGGCGTGGCGAAATCACCGAACGATGCCGATTTGTCCTGTGGCTGACCCCACGGGTCGGACGGCGGAAGCGAGGTGCCGGCAGCGGTGGCCCCGCCCGTATAGCCCGCCGGAGCGGAGGACGGATTGCCATACGCTCCAGCCGTGCCACGCTGCGCCTTGGCCACCTGCGCGGTCGCATAGCGCAAGCTCGGCCCGATCTCGTCCACCTGCAATTCCATGGAAGTTCGGCGCTAATGCTGCTCGTCCTCCCATGAATGCTGCGTCAGCCTGCCCTGGGCGATCACACGCATGCCCTTTGCCAGGCTTTGCGCGCAATGCTCGGCCAGATCACCCCACACCGTGCAGCGGAGGAACAACGCATCCCCATCGACCCACTGATTCGACTGCCTGTCGAACGTGCGAGGAGTGGACGCGATCGTGAACCCAGCCACGCTCCGACCGTTCTTCGTCGACCTCAACTCCGGATCCGCGGTCAGATTGCCCACCACCGCGATGATCGTCTCACCAGCCATTAGAACCTACCTTTCACGGCGAGAGTCTTGATGATGCGGATGGTCTCGCCACCATCCCTGGTCTTCACCATGTGCGACAACTGAGCCTTCGCGCCCTGATGGAAACTGTCACCAGGCATCACCTCCAACACCGGAGACGCCACCTCGGACACGAACCGGCCCACCAGTCCGTTGAAACGCACGCCCAACGATTCCAAGATCTCCAGCTCCTTCCACGCCTCGGTCTCCATCGCCCGACGGCACGCCTCAGCCACCGCCCTGTCGCCACGCGTCATCCCCTTCATGCCGACGTCCTTGACCGGAGCGTTCGGACTGAAATGCCAATGCGGCAGAATCTCCCTCATCGGTCACTCCCCTCAGTCGTCGTCCCTGGACGCGAACCGCACCACCAGCCACAACGCGGTGGCGAGATACACGCCCTCGACCAGCAGCGCGCCGGCCATGTTCCACGAGTCATGCCAGGTGAGCATGAGCGTCACGCTCACGACCAGGCCGATGACCGCAATCGCGAATTTCATGCGGCGCAAGGCGTAGTTCGGACGCCCCGCCTTCCGTGCGGTTTCGAGTCGGTCTTCGATGTGGTAGTCGTTGTCGGTCATCGTGTTCCTCCGATCATGCCGAGCGTGTGAATGATGTCTTTGCTTTCCTCGGCGGTGAATTCCGCCAGCGTTATCTCATGGATGCCGTCGATAAGTCTGGCGGATCCGTCCACGTCCACCCGGACGTAGAAGCCACTCGACGCGAGCAGCACGTTATGCGGGTCATGGCGTCCCGACTTCGGCGGCGCCGGCGGATTCAGCCTCACGGCCTGTCTGATGCCCATGTCACAGCTCCTTGTTGATCGTGTCGACGATGAGGTCCACGATTCCGGTGACGTCAAGGTCGATGTAGCCGACGATGTGGCCGAGCGACCTCATGGCCTCCGCATCCACGTCCTTGAATGGGTGGACCAGTTCGCCCTGGGTCTCGAACTCGTCGAACACTGCCTGCACGCAGGTCTTGCGAATCGTTTTCATGCCGACTCCTTTCCCTCGTATTCACATGTGCTCTGGTAGAGGTGTTCCTTGAAGTAGGCGATCATCGGCTCCTTCGGATACATGACGGTCCGTCCGACCTTCACGAACTTCGGGCCGATTCCCGCACCACGCCAGTACGCCAAGGTGCCCTCCTTGATGCCGCAACGGTCCGCGATGTCCTTCGTCGTGTTCATCGGTTTCAGGACCTCAGCGAGCGCAGCGAACGTCGTATCGTCTTCCATCACGCGCCTCCTTTGCGTGTGTGATGCCGGGCGGCGTTAGGAGAACCGCCCAGCCTCCTCCTAAAATCGGTGTCATCCCGCATATGCGACGTGCGGGCCGAACAGTTAGGAGAAGCATCAATGTCGAATGCAGCCGAATACCTACTGCAGTTTTTTGAGGTCGAGCAGCAGCCCGACGGATTCCGGAAGGACGTGCTGCCCGCATACACGGCCATGTGCAGCACCGAAAGAACACTTGATACGCTGATCGCCCGTGGCGTGAAACGTCTCGACATGGCGAAATCACAGATGCCCGGTATTTGGAAAGCCTTGTGGGAATCATTCTCAGACGATGCCCTGGACGGACATCGTCGGAACTTCAGCACGTTGGCCGGTTCGACCAATAGGTTGGATGCCGCGGCGGTTCTGGCTTTGCAGACCATCGCCGACAGGTGGGTAGAGCTGGATGTGCGGATGGAGGACAAGGACAGGGAGAACATCTCCGGCTTCCTTTCTGAAATCGATCAGTGCCTGAAAGAGGATGTGAGCATGCCGGCGGCGTTGAAGTCGTATGTGCTTAATCTCACGACCGAGGTTCGCCGATGCGTCAACGATTGGGAGAGCTGCGGCTCGTTCGAGCTCAATGACGCCATGCAGCGTCTGCTTGGAGCCTTGTACATCGCCGAATCGCACGCCAAGGACCAATCCCGCTGGCAGAAGATCAAGGAGAAATACATGGGTGGGATGTTCGCTGATTTCATCGTTCAGATTCCCGCTCTTGCTCTCGCGGCGGTTCCGTACATAGCCCAGATCGGCGCATGAGCAGGTAGTTCCTGTTCAGTTCCCGCAGCATCACCCATCTAGTGCCAATCTGCAATCCGTTGAGCAGAAGGGAGCAGCCAAGAAGAATCTGGAATTGATTCAGAGATTTGAGTCCACAGGCAAACGTCCAGATTCCGGATATCGCGCAGATGATGGACGCCACCACGCTAAGAGCGCTTGGCTTGGTTGTAACAATCATCACTCATCCCCCAACATCGTCATGAATTCCCTCGAGTCCACTTCGGCGATCGCGGGGAAGATTACGAACGCCTTCCCGTCGCCTAAGAGCTCGACTCTGATCGGGTCGTCCGTTACCCATTTGCCGGAATGCGCGAAGAGATAGTCACTGATACGCTTCGCTTTTCTCTGCGGAATGTTGTTGATTTCAAGGCACGCGCTCATCACGCACCCGCTTCCTGTGTTGGTTTCGCGAGGAACAGTTTGACGAAATACGTCTGCCCCTTGCCGGTCATCTTCGGCGTCTTGTTGATCGTGGTGTGCCCGTCCGAGTGGCTGATGGTCGTCTCCTTGACCTCGAACAGGTGAAGGTCCATCGCCTTCTGTGTAGGCATGTTCCAACTGGAGCCCTTGACCTTGATGAGCCATCCATGCTCGCGGAGCCAGGCGAACAGGCGCCGTGGGCCGATGTCGATGCCGTTGCCTTTCAGGATCTTCGCGAAATCGCCCACAAGGATGGACGTCCTCGCGGTTTCGACCGCGTTGGCGAACAGGACCTTGCCTTCCTGGGCTTTGAGCTGTTTGGCTTGTTCGTCGACCTTGGATTGCAGCCATCGCATGCTGGCCAACGCCATCTGTTCCGGTGTCATCCGTTCCTGGCCGGCCATATAGCCGCCGTGCTTGCGGATGGACGGCAGCACCTCATACGTCACCCAACGCTGGAACTCCTTGGCCTCCGGCTTCCGAGACTTCATCACAAGACGGTAAAGACCAGGCTCGGAGATGATGAGCGGAGCTTTACCGCCATTCTGAGCAATGTGGATACTATCCACATTGGTGATTTCATCAGACTCAAGAATCTTGTGTAAGTCCCTTGTATCTGTCCCGAGGATGTCGCATACGTCCTTGGCGACGAACCAGGGCTCCTCCGCCTTATCGGTCAGGGTACGCAATGGGGCGCCCTTGAAATCGAACTTCTGGATTTCATTGTTCATTGGATTCTCCCTAGAATCGAGTTTGTGAATAGTTTTCTTGAGGATCCGGCAGGCTGGGCTTCGACCATCATCGCCGGGGCGTCTTTTGGCGTGGAACGTTCTGCAGCAGTTTCAAATCCACTCCATTCGCCGTAGGGACGATTTGTCCCAAACCGATTTGGAGCCTTTTCTTGATTCCACGTCGAACAGCATCGTGTATTTCCGGCTTGTTGGACCTCTGACGATGTATGACGTCCGAATCCCACCTCAGGCAACGTTCGGAACAAGCCCCTATACGCCGCTGTTGGCCAAGCGGTTGAGACCGAATCAGATCTGCCATACCGGCTTCACCGGCGAGAATGCGGTGCTGCTACTTCCCGATGATTTCGAGATTGAGTGGCGGTCATCCCACATGTCGCGCAGTCATAAGATTCGTGTATCTCTGACCGAGATAAAGAAGGAGGCGTGGAACCGCAGCTCGAAGAGTGTTCGGCAGATTCGCGAGAGGGCTTCGAGGCCGTAACCAACGGTTCTGCATCAGTCGCGTTCTCGTGGCGATGAGTCAACGAATCGAATATGCCACGCAAGGTCGCACACAAACCGGAATGACGCTTCCTGCGGGCGAGATGCCATCCCGCATCAACGCCAGCGAGATAAAACCACGCATCACCGAAGCTGCATGGGCCGTAACTTGATTCGTCGGTGACCACATCGAAATAGTCGCCCTGCTTCACGTCGTCAATCCAGTATTCGGATGGAAGCACATCAAGGCATGGCCCTCCGTCCGCTTCGATGGCGCGGCATTTCCAGATGAGACGCTTGAAATCGCCAGCGTTCCCCGGCTCTTTCGGAAGGCTCTTGTTCATCCCCGTGCAACCATTGCCGAAGTCGACCCGTTCAAGCGGTTCACCTGGAATCCACTCGCGGATATCGGATCTCTTCATCTTCCTCATTTCGGATTCTCCTTTCGATTCACTCTTCGGCGAGCGCCGCTTGCTTTTTCGAAGCACTCTCATTTGAGGCCCTTCCTGCCGAGTGGGAGAATGAGCAGACCCACGCAAAGAAGGGAGGTGAGAATATGAGCAATGGATCCGATTTCGCGAAGGCGAGCGCCGTGTTTGGGAAGGCCGCCGAAACGTCCGATCCCGACGAGAGGATGAGAGCCCTGTGCCAAGGTCTTTCCCTCCTCGCCAAGGGATTCGATTCGATGGATGCCTCCATGGCATCCGCCGCCTACTGTCTCGACGTGCTCTCGGATAAGTTCTGAACGGAGTTCCTGTATCTCCGTGCTTAGTCGGTCCGCGGCCTGATTGATGTGCTCGAGAATCGAGCCCATGACTTCGGTCGTCATGTCGCGGGCCGACAACTGCCGTCTGACCTCGATGCCGATGCCTCGCAGGTCAAGGCTGGACAGGTGGCTCCTCTTGTCGCCGCCCACTGTTCCGATAACCGTTCGAACTGGTTCCTCGCGGACGGCTTTCCTTATCGCGCCCAGCATCGCCGGGTGCAGGCGTTCGAACTCCTCGACGGAGATTGGGTTCGTGGATTCGTCCGGCGTCTCGGCCGGAATGTTGATGCTCATCTCGGATTCTCCTTTTGATTCATGCGTCGGCGAGCGCCGGTTGCTTATGGTTTGATTTGGTTGATGTCGTCGATTGCGGTTCTTTTTCTTCTGAATTTGCTGCAATGAAGATGTCAAGACCGTCTTGCCATTTCAATGCCGGAGCAATCTTGTCGAGAACGCGAATCGGCCATTCCCGTTGATTGCGCATGTATCGATTCATGACGACCCGATTGATTCCAACTGCGTCGGCGACGCCGGATTGAGTGATTCCAAGTCGAGCCATCCTGACTTTTATTGCCTGTGTCACGTATTCATTGCTTGTCACATCACCTCCATTCCCCGAATATTCGGGACTTTATTCGACGTTTACCGGATATTCGGTGAACATGCTTTCAATGTACTCCCGAGTATTCGGTATGGCAAATTCGACACGCCGAACGGCGTAAAGATGTAACTTCCCGAAAATTCGAATACAGTCATCGCTATGGACAGCAGTACAACACGCACCGATCTGGTGATTTGCAAATATCTCAGCCAAGCAATGGAAGCCAATGGCATTACCCAGGCCGACCTCTCCAAGGCCCTTGAAGGACGATCAAAAGGCTATATCAGCGACCGAGTACTCGGTAAAAGAAGTTGGGCAATCAGCGAGTTAGACAGACTCGCTCCACTCTTTGGGCTTCCGGACGCTCTTTCACTGGTTGCGGCAGCCTGTGGATCAATCTCCAGCGAAGCCGCCCGCGCCTACGAAGCCCGCGAGCGCGAGTCTCAGATCACCGATGATCTCATCGACCGTATCGCCGCGCACCCCGAAGACTATGACATGGCCGCAAACAGGGATCCGAACGCACGCCTCGAAGCCGAGACGCCTGACGATTGATGGATTGAAAGGAACACGAATGACCGAATACAACCTGTATTGTGACGAGAGCTGTCATCTGGAACATGACGACAGCGATGTCATGGTCCTTGGAGCCCTCATCATCCCCAAGGATAAAAAGCAGGAGATCACGGAAAACATCCTCCAGATCAAGGCACGTTACGGCGTCAAGGCACGTACGGAAGTGAAGTGGACGAAGGCCAGCATGCCGAAAATCGACCTTTACAAGGACCTACTGAACTGCTTCTTCCTGGATGACGACATGAGGTTCCGCGTTCTGGTGGCCAAGAAGACGCGCCTGAACCATGAGGCATGGTCACAGTCGCACAACGACTGGTATTACAAGATGTATTTCACCATGTTGAACAGGCTGTTCGACTCCACGAACACCTACAACGTGTACGTGGACATCAAGGACACGCATTCCGCGCAACGTACCGAGAAACTTGAGGAAGTGCTGGCGAACAGCCATTACGACTTCAACCACGAGTGCATCAAGAAAGTGCAGCCGATCCGTTCGGACGAAGTGCAGATGATGCAGATCACCGATGTGATCAACGGGGCCGTCTGCAGGGCGAACCGGACGACCATCCCCCAACCATCGGGCGCGAAAGCTGAAATCATCGACTACATACGCATGAAATCAAAGCTCCGTCTCACCCAGTCAACAACCCTGGGCACGCGAAAGTTCAACATCTTCGTCTGGGAAGGACGGAACGCATGACACCGCATTGGATACCGGAGCTCGTGCCCAAATCCCCGATAGAAGACTTCGCCGTATACGAGGATAGGATTTACGCAATCTTCAGGCAGGACTTCATAGATTCACACCCATCATTCGACGGTCTGAGGGTCTCCGTGCGCCGCCAGAGAGAGGAGACCGACGGAAAATGGGCCGGGTTCTTCCACATCACAAGCGTCGAAGACCACGCGACCGGTGACAGGAACGTTGATCTGCGTAGATGCGAACGAATCAGGTTTCCACGAAAGACGATTGACGACGCAAAGGATTGCCCGCAATGCCATTATGAAACATGCGATGCGCCATTAATCTGGAGGAAGCATAAGCATGGCCGCGATAGGCTGTATATCCTCATTGAACCAGAACGGTATCTAGTCGTATTGGAACCGCATAAGGAAAAAGGCTACTGCATGCTGGTCACCGCCTACTACGTCGATCATGACCACAGCTTCAACAAACTGCTGAAAGAATACGATCAGTCAAGCCTGGACGGGAATTGCATTCAATAAAAAGCAAGGGCCGCCGCAGCGACCCCGGAGACTCCTTCTACAACTTGGTAGATGAGCTGATTCAAATATCACATACGACACTCCAACTGTCAAACAGAACTTGACAAACAGCAAAAAAGTACTTCTCGAAAAACAATACTTTCGGAAGAGAGGAATGTGGATAACAAGACCGTTGCGGACCTTCATCGGAGCGCGGAATCCATGGGACTGTCAATCGTATCGCGCGACCTCCCACGCGACATATGCGGCCTGTACGACGACCGGCACAGGCTCATCCTGCTGGCCGACTGGCTCAACCAACGCCAACGCCGCTGCACGTTGTGCCACGAGCTCATACACGCCAGACACCATGACCCAGGATGCGGTACACGATACGGAATAAAATGCGAGCGCCGTTGCCGCAGGGAGACCGCGCTGGCGTTGATCTCACCGGTGGATTACGGCATGGCCGAGGAAGTGTACGAAGGTAACACGTGGATGATGGCCGTGGAATTGGGCGTGACCGTACAGGTATTGTCCGACTACCGGCAGCTGCTCTACGATTCCGGCGTGTGCGTGCAATAAAAGAAGCTCAGCGTCCACATACCGCGACGGGAAACAAAAAGGGTTCCGCCCGAACACAGTCGGACGGAACCCAAGGAACCAACAATCAGCATTTCCGTTTTCACCGAAATGAGGTTCCACGCACAGTGTAGCGCGGATCCTCGGAAAGAGACAACCATGGCCAGAGCGTTCGTAGACGACAGATGGCTCAAAAACGACGAGGACGGCAACCCGCCCAGCAGGGCCGCGAAACAGTCGCTGGCCAATGCGAAGGATCCGATGAAAGCCAATGTGCCCGACAAATGGCGGTCCGCGCTGTACGGCCAAGGCTCACGGTGGAGATGCCGCTGGTACACGCTTCGAGACGGCAAACGCGTCCAGAAATCACGGAACTTCGCCAAGCTCCGTGACGCTGAGGAATACGCAGCGGCCATCGAGGACGACATCAGACGCGGCAAATACCGCGACCCGCAGCAGGAACTACGCATCTTCCGGGACGTTGCCTCTGAATGGACGGACGGCAAGATGGATATCAAACAGGGCACTTTGGGCAGATACCGCCGCGAATTGCGCGTTTATATCAACCCCAAGTGGGGCGATCGCACACTGAGGGAAATCCAACGCGACGAACTGCAACAGTGGGTCACGCAGCTCACCGAAGGCGGGTATCCCGCCGAACTGCAGGACGATCGCGAATCGAAGCCATTGAGTCCACGCAGCATCCGCAACATCGTCAAGGTCGTCATGGGCGGTGTCATGGAATTCGCTTTGGAGCACGGCTGGATCGGAGAGAACCCCATTGAAAAGGTCACCGTGCCGCGCATCACGCAATCCGATGACGACATGGTGTTCCTTACCGTCGAGGAGGTGGAGTTGCTGGCCGGCATGGCCGAACGGGCAGGACGGCCGGTAGACGGGCTGATCGTCCGCTGGCAGGCATACACCGGTGCCCGCATTGGCGAGACGCTGGCACTCAAATGCGGCGACGTGGATGTGGAATCACGCAGGGCGCGCATCCGCCGCACTTGGACCGACGACGGCAAAGGCAGGCTTGTGCTGGACACGCCGAAGAACGGCAAACCGCGCAGCATCGCCATACCCAGATTCCTTATACCGTCCATCGAACGGCAGATGGAGGGCATGGGCGACGACGACTGGCTGTTCCGCGCGGCAAGAGGCGGGAACCTGTGGACGAACACGTGGCGGACGCGTGTCTGGCGAAAGGCCGTCCGACTGGCCGGCATGGAGGACGAGGGCGTGACCATCCATAGTTTGAGGCATAGCTATGCGAGCTTTGCGATTGCTCAAGGCGCGGATGTGAAGACCCTACAGATGCAGCTCGGCCACTCCTCACCCAGCATCACGCTGAACACATACACGGCTCTCTGGCCGGAACGATTGGACGATGTGGCGGACGCGATTGGCGAGCTGCGCGCTGAACAGTTGAAGACCGTCTAGACGCGGAAGTTGCGCGGTCATCGTGTCGAATCGTGTCGATAGCCTACGGCCAAGAAAAAATAAAGCCTTGGAAACATAATGTTTCCAAGGCTTCCGGTCGGGCTGACAGGATTTGAACCTGCGACATTCTGCTCCCAAAGCAGACGCGCTACCAAACTGCGCTACAGCCCGTTCACGTTCACACCCCGCGAATCCGCCTCACGGAATCGCATCAAGTGAACACGAGTTTCTATTATAGCGTATGGTTGGACAACGACAGGCTTACAATAGCATTTCGGAAGGGAGAGTGGCATGGGACGTCACCAGCAGGCCGAATCGTCAGGCATCATCTCCTTTGTGACATGCGCCGTTATCGCCTGGTTCGTCATGAACGCATACATGCAGTTCGCCCCGGCCATCTGGCGTGTCACGCAGCGTCTGTTCACCGTCTGCGCGGGAATCGTGGCAGGATGCGGAGTCGTTTCATTCAGTTTGGGTTACGCACGAAAATCACGTTCGCTGACACTCAAACATGGTTGGGCTATTCCGGTCCGTCGTATTTTCGAGATCCTCGCGCTTTCCATGGTGTATGCTTCGACCATTTTCGTCACATCGTTCATGATGTTGTCCATCGTCAACAACATGATGGGCATCCGCACGCTGAAAGGCTATCTGCCGATCCTATGCGCGGCTATCGCAGGCGTTGTAGGCTATATCACTTTCGTGCAGGCGGAACTTATGAATGCCAAAACGATCGCTTCCCTACTGCCGTTTTTCGTGGTGTCTGGCGTGAGTATCGCAGGATTGACGTCCGACGATCCGTACTGGTACAACAATAATTTCTCTCAATTGGGCGACCGTACGACGTTCGCCGCGCGTATGTTCAATTCGACGCTGACGCTCGCGGGCATCTGCATTGTGATCATCAGCTATTTCGCCGTTTCCGAGCTCATCACCACGTATCGTCTGCAATTGCAGTATCTGGATTCCAATGCCATCAATGAGACGCCGAAGCATTTTCGTACGAGGATTCTGCTGCTGTCAATCATGTTGACGTTGGCCGGCATCGCTTTCGTAGGTATCGGCATGTTCCGTTACACACCGCATCCGATTTTGCACAACGTGTTCGCCCGCGGCCTACCATGTTTGATGAGCGTGCTGATGATTGCCCTGCCTTGGCTTGCCCCGCAACTCTCAAAGGTCGTATACGTGGTTTCCGATCTTGCGATTGCGATTGGGGCTTATGCCGGATTCCAATGGCTGAGCGGGCATAACACGCTGACGAATGTGGAGGCGTTGGCCGGCATGATGTTCCTTGGCTGGTTCATCATTTTCTCGCGTCAAATCGCCGCCATCGAAGCGGATCGCGTGCAGACGCAGCTGATACTGGCGCAATCTGAGAGACCACGCTCCGTCGAGGATCTTGCGGAAGTCAGCGAAACTGTTCCCGACACAGTTTCGAGGCTCGCCGCACAAGTCTGA